GCCTCTGCGCTGGATGCAACAGTATTTGAGATTTCAGATATAGTGCCACTTAAAGCGCCAATTCCTTGCCCAACTAAATCAAAAGCGGGCCCGATGCCGTCAATGTGACCCAACAGGCCTGTGATGGCGCCTGCTGACTTAGCAAACCCTTCTTGAATTCCGTTTAAATGTTGTGCTGCGGTAGACAGAGGTGTGCTCATATCTCTAGTCGTTGACATAAAGGAGCCCATTGAAACGTGGGCATCCTTAATTCCGCCAGAAACGTCCCTGAGCGCGTCTCCCATTTGTGTTAATTTATCTAGATAACTCATCTTTTCCCGGCACTACTAGTCTGTATTGTCCTTAGTTATTTTCAAGATATTAGACAAATTTTTCGGCAATCTAATGTCTCTTGGATCTCTAGATCTACCAATATTATTAGTATTTTTATACTTATCCTTAATAGTCTTAACAAAGTCGTCTGCTTTATGCCAATCTTCCTCGGAAAATTTCCCAAACTCTTCATCTGACATAAATCGTTTATCTTCTTTTGCGTCTCGCATACTGCGTATGTGTTTAACTGCATCGGAATTGATAAATGATGCTAAATATTCTGTAAAGTTCAATTCTTTTTTATAGGAAGCTTCTTCTTCTCCTGAAATCATCAAGCTATACCAAGCCCACTGAGCTACGGTCATATCAGAAAATACCTGGTCATCAACTTGGCATTGCCAAATTTTACATAATTCCCAGCGCAGCCAACTTTCGGGCTCCGCGATTATGCTTTTAAATCATCTACCTCAAAAGTCTTGCTAGATTCTTCTATAAGTTCTTCATAAGCTTTAAACAAAGACTCTATAAGGCCAACTTGGAGGCTCATTATAACAGAAATTCTTTTATCAAAAGAATCTTCTAGATCTTCGTCTTCACAAATATCTTCTAAATTAACGTCATTAACGGTTTTTAGCGCAAAAGCTAATGTGACAGGCTTTGCATCTAACAGCCTAGTAACATCATCTACAATCATTATTTTTTGCATAACTGTTTTTTGCTCTTTTGTAGTCAATGTTGTTAGAAAGAAATTATATCCACCTATTTCAACTTCTTTTTGTAATCTTCCTAAAAATATTAAATCTTTCAAATTACTTAAATTTAAACTTTTGGAGCTGTTATCATCAGACTCTTCGCTCACAATAGTTTCCTCAGGATTATTATCCTGCTTTTTTGAAGAGCCTGAGCGATCTATAGTTGCTGTTCTCTTTGGCATCTGTTCTCCTTGCAATAAGCACTTTAAAGGTAATACTATTTTACTCCTTATAAAACAAAAACACCGCCAAAAAGACGGTGTTTTTTAATTTAATAGCTACTAGTATTAATAAGCTGCGGAAATAAGCCCAGGGAAGTCCAGAGAGCCTCTGCGTCCGTCGAGACCGACATCTGCTGCCTGCTCAATGTTATCTATCTGTCTATTTGCAACCTCTCGGCCACCACCAGTGCCTTGTCCATTCGCCACTGGAGTATCCTTGCCGCCACGGTAAGATGTAACATATTCAGCGTCCATTCCACAATCTTCCGCTACAACATAGTCTGTAGTCGTATAGCTCTTTTTAAGACTTGTGAACCAACAGTTATGATATGTTGTGACTATTGAGTCTTCAGATCCGCCGCCTGAGAACTTATCAATAACTACTATATCAAAAGGGATTCTCTGTGACTGTATGTTTACAAAGCCTCTTGACATAGACTCTGTTAGAGACAGTCCGTCAAACATGATTCTATTGCAAGTTAGGCCAACCTTCGTTGCTGAGTTTGGTATTATTTCTATAATTCCATCTGTGCCAACTTCTGTAATTTGCTTTACACCTCTTGATTGATTTGCTGCAAAAGTCTGAATTGCGCCAACCGGCTCATCGTTAACGTAAACAATTACCTGAGTCGATAAACTCGTTCTTGTTTTTGCTGCGGTTCCCGTAGGCCCTTCGACTGTTGCACTATCTAAAATGCTTGCTGTATTTGGATAATCTGCCATGTTATTCTCCTAATTTATATGACCCCAACTTCAATATCGATAAAGATATAATTTATTGGGTAAGCTGGTGAAAACTGCAAGAAAACGTTTATTTGTCTCGGATCCACTTTGTCTTGCTGAACCCTAATATTTTTATATGTTGTGATCAAACCCTGCTGAACTAATCCGGCTAGAATTGATCCAGTTCTATTCCCCACTAATATATTTGTATCAGCGCTCTGTACTCCCCCGATAAATCCTTTTAGCGAACTGCGCAATACTTGCTTGACCCTATCCCTAATAAACATTATAGAAATTTCTTCATCTTCTACGTATCCTGTATTGCTAGTGGTCCTTCCTGCTAAGACTTTCCCGCCGCCTGTAACCGGCTGAAGCACTGTTGCTCCAACGTTCCCAAGGCTATTGAGAGTAACAGGCCTTAAGACTTTATCTCTTAGTATGGAGAACCCAGATAATGATTTATGAGTTAATGGAATGGCCACATTTTGCTTGCTAGATAAAAATCCAGCTGCACAAGGCGCTATATAAAATCCGTCCAATGTAATGTTTGTTCCATTTACATTTCTCACGATGGAGTCCGGCCAGAAGTATACGCATCTAGTGCTGGTATAATTTTCATCTAATTGAAAGTTTACCAAATCTTCTACATTTTGGTCCAAAACCTCAGCAGGATCGTCCCCTTGGATTCCTTCTAATATTCCTATGTCTTCAACTGCCACTTCTTCTTGGCCAATTAGCGCTGCTGCTGTCACACCCTCGATTGCTCCAATGAATGCCAATCTTTCTTTTCTGTTAGCAATGGAGCTCATATTTTCACAGTGATTTACAACTGCTCTAAAAATAGATGACTTAGCCTGAAGCGGAAGCGGAACAATAATCTGTGCTTCTGCGGCCTCTAGTGCTTCGAGTGCATTAAACCAATTTGTATCAAAATAATCTGCATCATTTTCATCTATATATGAAATTTTAATTCCATCGCCTTCTTGTAAAACTCCGCTCTCTACCAAGTCCTGATGAAGCAATAGTGATGCGTCCACATTTGTTGTGTCCCCAACATCCTTAACAAAGAATTGCACGTCCTTATAGGAACCTGCAGTTAATGCAAATGCTGCGCCAGTATCATAATATGGTAAGATATAAGCCTTTTTGTCGCTAGCAACAGTTGATATTACAACTTCTGGATTATCAAGATGAGCGGCTGCTGCTCCGAATAACTCATCTGCAATTTCTTCTCCAGTAGTATATACTGTGCCATTTGACGGATGCTCCATGCTGGTTATAACTATTGTCGTCTCATTCGCAGTAAACTCCATGCTTCCATCGAAGTCTACCTCTGATGTTTGTAAGTATGTTCCGGTTTCATCTGTAGCGATATCGCCATCTATGCCATCCCCAAGGATATCAAAACTTGTATTTGCTATAGTATAAGAAAAGGCATAATCAGAACTTGATATAAAATTAGTTTGTTGAGTAACAGACTCAAGCTGTGAGTTATAGAAATCAACTTTATTTGGAAACACTTGAATGTCTACGCCATCTCTAACTATAAATAAGTTTACTCTGCTATCCGGATCTGGCCTACCCTCTCTGAGCCCTGTTATTGGCCTTGGAATAATAAAGGTTAGGTCATCTACTTCGCAGTTGGAAGCGCTTTCGCTTGCGCTACTATAACAAGATGCAAATCCACCATTGCCATCTGAATCAACTTCTTCTACTAAAGTAGTTGTGGTTCTTCTTGGTATGGGCGGCTTACACTGAAGGGCGAGAATTCCAGGTGCTCCATTTTCAAGAGTCATTTGAGCGCCTAATGATAAAGTATTTGTTTCTCCAGGGTCTCCATGCTTTTTGAACATATCTGCTGCATCAGTAAAAAACTCAGGATCATCAAGATCGCCTTCGTATATATATTTTGCATCTAATTGATCACCTCGCGCCAAGGCTCGCCCTGCCACATCAACATAAAATCTATCTCCGACCTCAAAAGTAGTAGTGCCTTCGGCTATTCCCAGTAGTAATATTCCGTTTGTTTCTAATAAATATACTGTCAAGCTGCCTTCTGCGATACCTTCGGTCAATGTGCTATCTTCGTCCATCTCTGGGAAGGCAGATGTTGAATCCCCATAAAGGGAAACTCTGGCCCTTCTGGAGGAGGTTACAGCGTCTATAACATATTTTCCTTCTGCATCTCCAGAGCAAATAATAGCTATCTTGCCTATATCTTCGCTGCTAAACGTCCCAGCGCTAGCAGGGTCTCCCCAGTCGTCCTCGTCACTATCATCTTCGTGAGCAACAGCGGGATCATCAATCAATACGTTTGTAGCTCTAATCTCCCAGGTTGTCAAAGCGCCAGATACCGTAAGAGTATCGGCTACAACTGTAACTGTTGACTTTGTAGTATCGGTAGAATCCGTAGTGGATCCCACCTCAATGCTTTTTATCTCATAAGCTGTCTCGCTAAGTATTAAATAATCACCGGCCATTACCTGGCCGTGAG